TTATAACGTAAAGCAAACGCCAATCCAACGGGTCCACTCATAGGCTGAACACCAACGATTTCGTTAGTAATCAACTCAGGGAATGTACGACGGATCATTGGGATGAGAATCTTAGGTAATCTAAAATCGCCAGTAGCATAAGTATCACCAGTACTATAAGTATTGGGGATCTGATTGCCGTACTGACCGATATTAACACTACCATTACTCAACGCCGATCCTGTACCACCAGAAACGTTGTTTTCGTTCAAACACCATGCCTCTTGGTTTTCCAAGAGCATAGCCGTATTAAGACGCATATGATCGTCTTCGATTGTCTTGACATTATCAGAAGAGTAATCCAAAACAGGACCCCACTTTTCTAACAATGACTTGGCCCTATCGCCATCGATATAGGCCTGGGTTGGTCTAATAGTATTCATAATATTAATGTATACGGGTTATTAGCACTCTTCCGAGAGCGCTGTAAATTCTTATAAAGAAAGGAAGTTAATTAGTTTATTAATACTTTCCAAGTTCGCCTAAGTAAGCGTTGAAAACCGGGTTGCCATCTTCAGTATTTTTAGACTCATTTATAACTTCAGCTGGTCTATCTACTTCCTTAGCAACGGAATTTTGGTTTTTTGCTTGCTCGTGCAAAACTTCAAGATGTTCTTCGTGATTCTTATCAAACATCTTCAATGTATAGTCAAAGTTCTCATTAATAAACTTGGCAGATTTGCCGGAGAGTACTTTCTTAACAAATGCAGCTTTATCTTCTGAAAGCTCGTTACACTTACCTTCAAGTGTAAGTTCAGATTTTAATCTGGCATTTTCTTTAGATACTTTGTCCAATTTAGCGGCGACTTCATCCAATGCATTGGTAGACTCATCAATTCTAGATTTACCGTCTACAATAGCATTCTTAATTGCTTTCTTCTGCAATGCAGCGTCAACAGCTAAGACTTTTCTCATCTCAGATAGCATTTTTTGCGATCTCTTATTTTTAACAGCTTCATTAATACTCTTTTGAGGTACGAGTTTTTCGAGGTAGATATCTAAGTATTTGCTAACTTTATTAACAATATCCCCTTTGAACTCATTAGCTTCAGTAGTAAGAGCTTTGCTGTATTTCTCAACCAAACTAATTAATTTTTCAGAATGGTTCTTATCAATTGCCTCAACAACTTTGTCGAGTTTACTGGAGTGATCATGATCAATAGCTTCAAGCAAATGCTCAAGCTTTGTCGCGTATTCGTCGTCTTGCTTAACAAGAGCGGCTTCAACGTGAAGTTTAACTTTTTCGTTAAATGCTTCTTCGATTTGCTTCAATGTTTCCTCTGTGAGGATGTCTTGAGCTTTTTCTTGGAGTATATCAGTGATGTTTTCCATAATTAAAATAAATCCTTTTTGTAAGCTTTTTTGATCTTTAGCTTTAACTTATCTTCAACAATGTTTTTTAAGTCGGTGTGCGCATTCTTATATGCACCACTGGACATGTTTTTTATAAATTGTCGAATTTGTTTACGTTGTCGATCCATAGGATAATATTATTTATGCTTTATTGCCTATTTTATTTAAAAATTCAATCACTTGATCACGTAAATAAAGGTCTAACTCTTTTTTAGGTAACTCAGCAATAGAATTTTCTAAAGTATCGTAAGCTTCTTCAAATTTACCATTTTCGGCTAAAACATATTGCTTACTTTCTAAAATACCATTTACAAAAGCTTTAGGACATGAAGGATCTGAAACACAATCAACGGCAACTAATCTCATTTCAGAAACTCTATTAACACCGTTCTTTTCTTCTGTTAATTGACCTAATGCTCTTGAACTAACCCCGACTTTTACTCCATCGTTAACTAAGCTTTTAACAATTTGACCACAAGGTGTCGAAAGAACTTTGGATTTACCGTACCAAAGATTACCTTCACACCACATATCAGTAACCATATGACATGCTCTTTCAAGGTCAACCTCTGCAGAAGTAGGGTGATTTAACTCTCCCATACTACGGTTTTCTTCAACCATTTCTTTTAAGTAACGTTTTACTTCTCTGTTTAGTTCGTCCTTAGGGTAGTATCTTTTATTTCTGTTAACATCTTCAGCCATCATATATGGTCCTTTGATGTAAAGAGTTTGATCACCAGATTTTTGTTCTTCTAGTACATATTCAAACTCTTCCTTAGGAGCCGGATTTTCTACTAATAATCTAAAAGACATTGTATTATTTATTTATACTTATTGACTTGTTTTTAAATAAAAAGCGTCACCCCAAGTTCCACCATCCCAGGATGTTTCTTTTCTTTCGAAACCATATATACCCAAATATGCATCTAATTCTTCTACTCTTGCACAATTTTCATAAACTTCATCTCTGTTAACTTCTGCAATAATATAGTCAATATGTTTCAAAGTTTTTTTAGCTCCTATAAAAACATTCAACTCAAAACCTTGAACGTCTATGTTTATTAAGTTAAAAACATTTTTTGGTTCATATCTATCTAATGTAGAAAAATTTATAGTTTCTTCTTCGTTAAAAACTATATGGGGGTATTGTGTAGCATGTAATGCTGGTTTCATTAATGAATTACTCATACCTTCATTATCTTTGCTTTTATAAAAAGTAGTAGAACCTTCAAATGGACCTAATGCTTTATTAACAACAATAACTCTCTCATCATCACCAACTCGTTCTGATAATTTTTCAAAACTATTGTTATCCGGTTCAAAGAATAACATATGTTTTATTGATTCATAATTACAATAAATCGGATATTCATTACCATAATGACCACCAATATGGATAACGCCAGTGACGTTCATATCGTATTTCTTTACTAATTCGTCGTAGTTTAATAACATAAATTTTAACACCCTAATTCTTTTTCAGTTAATATTTTAAATTCAATACCTTTTTTCTTAGCCCACTTTTCTGCTGCATCCCATTTAGCTTTATTTTTAATATAAGTTTGTTGTTCATAAATCATAGTCGATTTTCTTTTATATTTTTTGGGCTTGGGAGGTATTACTTGTGATGATGGTTTTATTTCTATGAGGTAAGTTTTTATACCATTAGCTTCTTTTATAGTAATTAAACCATCGACAAAATATCTATGAATTCTACCATCAAGAGGACTTTTGTAAGGTACAACAACTCCCTCGCTTATCCAAGAAGTAATATTAGGGTTACAATCGCACCATCTAAAGAATTTTAATTCCCAACCAGATCTATATACAGGCAAAGTTTTGCCTTTGTATTTTTCTCTTAACTTGGGTTTATAAACTCCTTGTTTAAAGGGCATATAACTATTTACTATTAACCCACGAGGAACAAGGTCGGTTCCGCATCACCCATGCCTGGAGAAGCACCGGAATATAATTTATTTTCAAGTTCTTCTTTTTCCTGACGACCTTCTTCTAATAAGTCGTAATTGAGAACACCGCCTCCAAAAAGTTGTACGTTACCATACTTACCTCTTACCCTACCTACAACAATTTTGGATAATGCAAGAGCGTATTGGTAAACCCATTCTTCTTTCACAACCCACATAATTGGCTTCTCAACATAACATTCTATAGAACCCCAAAACTCTTCATCTTCTTTTGGCTCGGGATACATTTGCATGTATTGGGTTCTATCATTAAAGTTAATTGCTTTTCTCAAAGCTAACATTTTTTCACGAGTATCAAGCCAATTTTTCAACACATACCAACTTATTAAATCAAACCCGTAGTTACCCATTGAGTATGAAAAATAAGTTTGTTGAGCTAATGTTTGTTCAATTGTAAAAAGCGTATTTACCCCATCAGAAGAACCTTCTTCAAAACCTCTAACAGAAAGTACTTTTCTATATTCATCTAAAAGATAATCATAAGCTTGATTTAATTCTAATTGATCGGGCTTTAATTGATTACCGACTTGAAATATATAAGGGTTAGCTGCTTCACCAATAACTTCTTTACCTATTCCATATAAAGGTGCAAATTGTTTACCAAATTTTTCTTTATACCTATAATTGAACCCTGGGTTTAATTTTTTAGTCTCTTCTATAGCTAAAGTTTCACCCCTGTTTGCTGAAAATAAAACATCAAGTCTAATACCTCTACCTCTTTCATATAAGTTAGAACTAAAAACTAAATATTCCCTGGTATAACCAGCAAATTTTGTAAACATCTCAATAGCAATGCTTATATTTTCATATAATTGATCTTGATGTATTTCTACATTAACTAAAGGGGCGCCTAATGATCTAGATATTCTTTCACCCAATCTATTATAACCACTCATTGCGTTATTAAGATTAGTTGAATAAAACGCACTTAGAGGTTGTGCTGCGCTACAATCTATTACGTGTGCCATAAAAATATTTAATCAAAAGATTCTATAGTAAGGGTAACAGAATGAGTTTGTCTGTTAGAACTTGGTCCCCATACCGGTAGAGGCAACTTATTAATTCTTTTATTTGAATTATCTATTTCAATTACGCATTGAAAATTTTTCACCGGGTTAAATGAATCAGAATCATTATAAAAAAAGTTTTCAAACGGCTTATTACCCCCTTCTTTTATTTCTTGATAACCCCAAATTAAAGGTTGAGCCATACCAGCATTACTATTTGCATAAATTAAAGCGTTACCTTTTATATAACTTTGTTTACCCCAATCAATATAAAAATTAAAAACACTTGCTGATTCACCACTCCCGGAAACATCTCCTCTACCCATCCTCATTGTAATGATAGTTTTTGTGTAATTAGTATAACTGATGTCAAATAGATCTGATAATCTAATTACCGATTTACCCCCTTCGCTTGAAACTTTATTAATTTCAGGAGTTTTGAAAAATATATAATCGCTTTTATCAGTTTGTTTTAATTTAGAATTTCTATCAAAATACCCTTTACCGGTACTACTATTTTTCTGTTGTGTGGCTATTGGAAAATTGAATTTATCTATTCTATTTGTTACGGGAGTTTTTTCATTAAAAGATATAATATTACCATAATCATCAAATGTAATAGATTGTATTTTACTAAAATCTTTATTTTGAAGATATACACTTGAATTTACATTATTGTAATCAATATCTTTTTTGAATGAAATTGGAAATGTATTTTGAGAATAAAACTTTATATAATCTGTTAATACATCAGAAGTAGCACTATAATTAAATTGTTCAGAACTATTATTAACCGCACCTATAAACATATCGTTAGATGATATATCTTTTGCTTCCAGCAATTCTAGTTGGGTTATGTCAAAGTTAGGCATTATATACTCTTTATTTGAATTGAAACTTGCACTGGTTGGTTGATAGGTTCATTCTTATCATTTGTCCAACAAGGTATTGGTAAACCATCAATACGTTTATTTGTACCAGATGTAATGTATAACGCTGGTTTTAATATAAGTGATTTTGTTCCATTATTATAATTAAAAGGTAAAATTTCTTGATTTTCACCACCATTTAAAGTTTCATTAAAAATAAACGAATAGCCAAGATTAACAGAAGCAGAAAAAATACCAGTACCTATAACTAAATTTTTATCCCAAAATATTTCTAAATTTAAATTTGATAATTGTTGTTCAAAGTTTTTTCCACTCTCTCTTATTAAACTATAATTTACGTTAATACTCGTTCGTGTAAAAGTATCATATTTTGTATTAAAAAGATATCTCCAATCGTAATCATTATCTAATTTATTTGAGTAATTTATTTTAGATGTAACACTGTATGCACCTGATGCTGTAGTAGAAAAATCTAACGGGTTCCAATAACTATATTGGTTAAAATACCCAAAATTTAAACTTGATGATACAGGACGACCTGCACTAACTGGTTGTGGGTTATCAAAATCACTTGTAATCTCAGTTTTATAAAATGAAGCTGCTGTACCAGAACCCAATAATACACTATCAGATGTTGCAATTTGATTATTAGCAGTGTAATCATACACTCTACCAAATTGATCAAATTTAAGTGCACCAATATCTGAAACATTGACAGTTTTGCCTTTTACCTTTTCACTTATAGGTACTAATTTATCTTCAACTAAAGCATCAGAGTTAATGTAATCTTCTGTAAAAGGTATGGGGAATAAATTAGATTTGTTTCGTAAATAGTCA